TTGGTTCTTCATTATTAGTTCAAGCAGACGATCAAGCTTATCGTTCATTGCTTCTAGTTTTTGTTCCAGACCTTGCATCCGTTTCTCAACGGATATGTCACGTTCGTGTTGAGCAGCCAGTTCCACTTCTATCTTTGTTAAACGCTTCTCATCGCTGTCTAATCGGTCACTGAACTTCTTACCAATCCAACCGAATACACCAAGAACAACCGCTAGGATGCTGTCGAGAAAGTGAGAGATTTGTTCAGCCATTGGTTCCATGTTGTTTATGCGCCTACCTTTCGAAGCATTACTTGGGTGTACACTTCCGTTCCCCAGTTACCCGCTGAACCTAACCCCGTTGATGCGTGTGTGTTTAAAACTCGGTATTGAATCTCTAAAGCTTGAGAAGCTGCTACTGTAAAATAACCAGATAACGTACACACTCCACCTACTAAGTTTGTGTTGTCGAAGTAAACAACATTACCTAGTAGTAAGTCTGCTGTGCTTGTAGTGTTATAAAGTTTTATTTGACTTTGTTGGGTACGGTAAAACGTACTAGACGCATTAATCTCGTAGTTACCCGCTGACAACGTAAACTGGTTAGATGATAACGCACAGTGGTTGTCCGTGTCTGTTGCTTCGGTGTTTAATACCCTAGTACCCCAAGAACCTGACGTTGCTGTTCCTCCGTCTGTTCCGCTACTTTGCTCGTCACGCAACACAATTACTGGCACAGAAGTGCTAATACCCGTCAGTTGGCTACCGTCTACTGCTGGTAAACGTGGTGGATTGTTGCTGTCCAGTTGAACGACGTTGTTAGCCGACGTGCCTACGTCCAAAGGAGCAGCCGTTCCGATACTGGATGAAGTTAGGTAGGTAGTGCCAGCGTCCAAGTCGCTGATCATTCGAGAGTGAGTTTGGGTAATAGCCATTAGTCATTGGGTTGGGGTTGTCCTACTAGGTCTTAATTTTAACAGTACCATTGTCTTGATATAGGTCACCAGTTTGCAAACTACTTAACTGAGTAGCATCAGGTAAACCTGACATGTTCATTATCGTTTTATTCGTGCCGCCTAGATTTTGTTTAGTGACTCTAAATAATTCAAAACCTGTAGCAGGATTGGTACTATCATCTAACGTTGCAAATTTTAATTCACCGTTTTCAGAGGCAATGTCGTAAGTATCAACACCGCTGGACGCATCGTTATCATGTAGACGAATAACAGCACTTTCTTTAGCTTGAACAACTAATATTGCGGTTAAATTATTCCCTGACGTTCGGGTGTTTTCAACAGTAAGTTGAGCGTTGCTATCGCCCGAAGGCTGTTTAATAAGTGTTTCCCCGTGTACTGTCAGATCGTAGTAATCAGTAGCTATATCGCTTGGCGCACCGTTTATTCCTACTTGGTCGGTGTTTTCGTCTATTTGAATGTTTCCACCGCTTTGTAGAGCCGCTACAACATTAGCTGTGTCTGTTACGTCTGCGTTTAGTTCAATATCTGCAAGCTTATCTTTTTCTCCTTTTGTAAAATGTTTTTTATCAGTATCTAGTTCGTTAGGACTAGAAGTTTGTTCCCCAATTTCATCAAGTGTGTCTTTAGTTGCCACCTGATCGTCAACGTAAGTCTTGATTTGTTGGGCTGTACATATGTTGGTTGAACTATCAGCTACTGCTCCAAACGGAACTACAGCTACACTTGATGTGTTAGCAGTCGTGTTGCCCAACACACCTTGTGCCATGTTAGCCATTTTAGCTGTGGTCACAGCGTTGGGTCCGATTGTTAATTGTCCTGTGGCTGTTAAGGTAGCGTCCCCGCTTACAGCTTGGGCAGAAGGTGATCCACTTGACTGACCAACAATAAGCTTACCCTCGTCAATAGCAGCAAGCTTACCTGTGGTAATTGTAGCGTCTGCTATCTTACCGTTAGTGACATTTAAGTCTTTTATGTTAGCAGTTTCTATTGCGTCGTCCGCAATCTTTGAGTTATTGACTGCGTCATCAGCAATTGTGTTTGTGGTAACACTACCAGTAGTTACTTCTTGAGCGTAACCACGCACAACGACAACGACCCGTGAACCGCTAGGTGGTGGACTATCAAATGTAATGGTGTTGTTGTTAGCGTTAACTGAGAACGAACCTTCGGACGTACCTGCTTTAGGTTCTTGGAACACTCCGTCAATGTTAACGTCGTAGACCGTGTCCATTCCAACACTAATATCACTACCAAATGAGAAGGTAGTGTCTGTGCCGTTAGCACCGCTTGCTCCTGACACAACGTACTTTAACGGTCCACTTTTAACACCTGTGACTGCTCTTGAAATACTATCGTCTACGTAGCCTTTAGGTGTTGCGACGTTTGCAGCGTCAGTGTCGTCTATTGTACCAAGGTTAGTTATTTTGTGACCTTTAGCGTCCCAGTCGTCACCACCTACTACCTTCTGAAGTGACAGGTTATTCAACTCGTCCAGTTCTTCGTTAAGGTACAAGTTGTGTAGGTACGCTCTATCCAGATCATTTTCGACCAACACAGAGCCGTCTGAAAAGTCCATGAGAGCAACGGAAGAATTGCTATCACGTCGAATACGTAGGACTGATCCAGCAGCAGGAGCAGTAGTCAATGTGACCGTTTTTGCTGAAGCGTTTACGGTAAACGCAGTTGTTTCAACACTGTCTACTTCAACTTTAATGTGGGTTGATTCTAGGTAGTCAAAAGTGAAAGCAAAGGTTTGGGTGCTACCGTTACCTGTGTAGTCTACATATGTGTTAGCCATGATAGTTTCTTTTCAATAGAGTGATGGTTGGTGGTTACTGAAGCAGTTGAAGAACTGTTTCCTGATCGGTTGTTCCGCTTCGGTATTGAGCTTTGGCCCGTTGGGATTGTTTGTATAAATGGTCAACTTGTGGAAATTCCTTTAACATTTCCATCAAGGCTTTCCGTCTATAAGTACCCAACACACGGTTAATCAATGTCACCCGTGGACTTTTCAAACCTATTTCTGAACGTGGGTCGAGTGAACGGTAGCTCTTGGAGTTAATAAGTTTTTCTAACGTGTCCCTAAGTGTGCGTCCGTTGACGGTTACTTCTGACTGAAGTTCTAACCACCTATCGTAAGCAGAGTGTCCGTTGCTGGCTGTGTGTTCTGTCAGGTCAACCAGACTGTTTAGCTTGTGACTTGGTGGGCTAAATCCGTGGTGAAGGTTTGCCAGTTCCGTAAGGATTGGGTCACCGTTCTTACTAGACCATGAAATAGGATTAAACGGGTTAAGAAGATTAAACGGCATTGTTTCAATCTGCTCTGCTACGTAAGCTTCACCTAATATGTTCCTACGTGGGTCAACCCTTTCAGAGCCACCTGGTAGTTTCCTTAGAAGAGAATCAGCAAGGTTACGTGTTTCCTTTAATTCTTGGTCACCGCTAATTGATTGTCCGTGGTAGAGAATGTTAGGAACTGCACCTGCTGCTAAACTGTTCAGCATGTCTGTTGCTTTTGTCTCAGGGTCAGACAACGCTTCAACAACTTTATGAATACCTGCAAGGTACGACTTGTTGGTCACGTTACGTGCAAGAGTCACTGCCATAGCAGCCACAACACGTTCCATTTCTGTTTTATCGTAACCGTGTACTGAGTCGTTCTGTACGTGTGCCAAGTCTGCGTACACACCTAGAATGGTGGCAAACGGGTCTAGACGTTGGTAGCTAACCCAGTTACCTGTAATTGGGTCTTTGATGCTGTACGGACGATTACCAGCAGCTTCCCACAGACGTTTCTCACGGGTGTTCAGCGGTCCTCCACCTGTGATCCAGTCTTTGTTCATAAACATGGTAGTCATGAGAACACCGTTAAGCATAGCACTGGTAGCTAACTTACCCCTAGCTTCAGCACGTACTAACGGGTCTGCTGACTTTAACTGGTCAAGAAAGTCAGTACGTAAACCTTCAAGGCTGCTGAATTTGTTTATACCCACTTCAGTAACGGCTCTGGGAGCAGCCATCACACGGTCAAACGCAAACTTCAGAATGTTGGTAGGTGTACGCACAAAAGGTACAACCAACCACCCTAAAGGTACGGCTTGTATGAATTGATTAAACTTTGAAGAGACTGGACCTAAGTCGTTGGTAAATGTGCCTGTCCGTGCAAAGTCTAGGTTTGGTTCTATCCACTGCTCGGAAAACTGTTGTAGCGCACCGTAGTCGTCTTCTGCGTCAACCAGTCCTTTTTCTCTGGCAAGTTCCATGTGCCTTGCCCTAGCTTTACTTACTTCATCGGCTATGAAATTTTCACGGGCAACATGATCCTCAAAGTCTTGGCCTTTGGCTAATTCCTGTGCGTCTTTGATTAAAGAACCTTCAGAGAAGTGACGACCTGATGCTGTGACCATTGACTGGATTGAGTCGTGTATATACTCGCTTATCTGTTTTGGATCAGTAATTCCCCTGTCAGCAGCTTGTAGGAATAACTGAGCAGCAGCCCGTTGCCGGTACAACACCTGTTTAAACAGTTCGTCAGTTGACATGAGAATGCGAGAAGGGATGCGAACAACGTCACCAACCTTGTCAATAGCTTGGGCAAGTCCGTCCTTTTCTTTGGATAGTTGTTCACCAAGTAGGTTCTTACCTGTGATTGAGCCAGTAATGTCTTGTTGTTCTTTGAAAGAACCATGTCCAATGTCCAGAAGGTTTTCCTGAAGCTTGGCTACCTTGCCAGCTATTTCCCATGCTTCCCTAACACCAAAGAGTTGTGAGAATGTCCACGCAACAGCCTTACGGGTGTTTTGGTCGGCACTCATCCAACCACCGACGTAACGCTCAAACTGAAGCAACGTAGCGGTAAGAAAGTTACCTAGAAGGTTGACTGACCAAGTGCGTGGTCCAGACAGTAGTGAGTTGATGTAATACTCACGGACCATGTTCGTCCACTTACCGCCTTCAGAACCACGTACTATCTTGTTCAATCCGATAAGTGTGCCTATGTCGGACGGCTGTCCGTCGGTAGCAAGTAGTATGTCGTTAACGATTTTATCAACATCAACACCACCACGCTTACGCAGGTAATCCTGACGTAGTTTCTTGTTGGCTATTTCTTGAGCAGATATTCCGATCTTGCCTACCTTTTGCTGGAGACTTTGCAGCCCCCTACCAAAACCACTGGCTAGGTTAGCTACGTTAGCTTGTAGGTGTAGTTGTAATTCAAACTTACTTTTGATCTTAGCAGCAATAACGTCGTCGTCTATGCCAGCTTCTTTTAAACCTTTGTACGCTTTAGCCAGTTCAACAATGTCCAGACCGTTACCAACCATGTAGCTTCTTAACGCTCTCATACGACCGTTAATACGTGCTAGAGTTGTTTTATCCTTACCAGCTTGTGCAACAATGCCTTCAATACCTTTAGTAGATAAACCAGTAGCGTCGGCTACTTCTTCGTACATAATACGCTCTTGCGCTTCTGAACCGACTTGTTGTGACTGGGCTGTTAATTTCTTTGTACCTGCTTCAAGGACTTGTGATAACTCGTCAGTGGATAAACCACCGTCTATAGTGTTTTGTTGTATTTCGTTACCTTGTGCGTCCTTAACGGTCATCTTACCAGCAGACGCTTGACGGATAGCCTGACCGCCACTGGCAGTCTTAACTACAGCAATGTCGTCCAAGGCAGACTGAGGTACTTCAGGGACAGGATCAGGACGTGTGTCAATAGCACCGTCTACATCAGGTTTAGCAACAACGTCTTCTGTGTCTGTTTCTTTTACTATTTGTAATTCGCTGCCGTCACCTAATGCTTTAGCTACAACTTCTTCTTCTTCGACTAACGTAGCACCTTTTGACTTAGCCAGCTTACGTGCCTTAACAGCACCTAAAGCTTTTACAAAGGGAACAACCAAACCAGCGTTACCTGCTTCAAGTAACAATCCTTCAAGAACATTCTTTGCTCGTCCTATTGCCTGGTTGTCGTCTGGGTCAGCAGCTAGAAACTCAGTGACAGGGTTTTGTAGTTGAGGAAACTGTTGGATAAGGTTGGACAGCCGTGCTTCCTGTCCGTCAAAGGCAACAGCGTCCGTGACCGTACTGGCTGCTAGGTAGCCTTTCCAGTTAAGGTCGGTTATGTTGCCACCTGTTTTACCTTTAGCTAGCAGTTTGGAAGCTTTACCTGCTTTACCAGCTAGGCTTAATCCTTTAGCAATCCCACCAAACGGAACGATAAACTGAGTAACACCTTCAACAAGACCACCAGCAATCGTCTTGGAAGAACCTAGTAGACGTTCTTCGTCAAGGTCAGGTAATACGTCAAAGGAAACAAAGTCAGCCAGACTGTACACACCACGACCTAATCCTTCTAAACCACGGAACGGTGCTGCAAACAAATCAAACAGTAAGTTTGGGTCTTCTTGTTCTTGTTGTGGCTGCGGATCAAAATCGGTCTTGAATGGCTCGTACTTCATTATTGTATGGTTTTAAATGATTGGTGAAGTTTGTACTGGCTTTCCATGAAAATCAGCAAGTCTTCGTCGGTGACTGTACTCACGTTGTACATTTTCTTAAAAACTTCTTTGTACGTGGTGAATGGAAATGTGTTAGGTAAAGGATCGTCTTGTCCTTCTTTCAGCCCTTCTCCCCACTTCGTATAAGCTTGTTTAAATGTTTGAACAGCGTCTATAGACATTACTGGATAACTTTTAGCTAAAGCACCAACCGCTTCCGTGTCTTCGATTTTGAATGTTTCTTCGTTCTCACCCTCACGTCCCCATGTAAGCTTTGCTGAACCTTCAAGTATAGCTGTTTCGTTTAACTTACCCTGTGCTAAAAGCACCATGAGTATTTTACGACGTGCTTCTTCTGCTGTTTGTTTTAACGGCTGAACAAACCGTGCGGTCGGTCCACCATATATATTGGGAATAACAGTTTCAGGTGGTTCGTTCCCGTAAGCGGCTGCTACGATTCTATCAAAACTATTAGGACTTACGTCGCCTACTACCTTTGTAAGACGGTCAGCTTCCTTTTTAGCTTTTACTAAGTTCTTTTTGTTTAGTTGGTTCTCAACATCAAAGGCTGTTGTGGCAAACATCTTAGTTTGTTTACCGACAGGCTGACCGTTAATGACTGATTTAAAATCGTCAGTATCAGTAGGTGTTGTTCGCTTTTGTAGAGCGTCTTGAGTTTTTATGCGATCAGTATAAGCTTGTTGTAATTCTTTCCTATCTGAATCAAGTCTAGCATTATCCCAAGCAAGTATGTCCTGCGTCTTTTGCGCGTCTGTTTGTTTTCCTTCTCGTACAATATCGTCGTAACCTTCTGGCATTGGTAAAGTGTAACCATCAGGGTTACTCATTAAGTCAGAAATTTCAGCCCTATCACTAGTTAACTTTTGTAGTTGCTTACTTTCTAATTCACTCAAATCAACACCTGTTCCAAATTCAGGCTTGTTTGTGTCTGCTAGTTCTTTGTGTGTTCTTGCTAGTTGAGCGATTGGGTTGTTAATGTTGTTAAACTTATACCAATTAGGGAAAAACTCATCTTTAGGCATGTCTACTAGTGTCTGAACGCTCTGACGTATAATTGTAGGTACAATCCTTTTATGTGTTTCTGATGTTTCCGCAAACTCAGTAAATAGTTTTTCTACCAATGCCTGTTTTTCTGCGGCGGTTGGTGCGCCTTCAATAGTTTTTTTCCATGTTTGGATATAGTCGTAAATTGGTCCAGCAACGCTTTCTGCGATTTTATCGTCTTCGTCGTCCTGTCCACGCTTACGACGTTCCATAATATCTTCCAGCCCTGCTTCAACGTCGCTGATGTAGGTGCTAAACTCTGAAAAGACACGTTCACCTTCGTCTTTTCCTTTTAGCTTACTGCCTAGCTTTGCGTTGCCTATGGGTAGTTTCTTAGCTTCATTTAAAAAAGCCATAGCTTCGTTGTAGGCTAACTCAGGGTTATCACCGCCTTGAGCAAAGCTTTTAGCAACACTGCTGATTACTGTACGTTGTTCAGCGGGAGTCATGTGTGCTGTGTCCGATGCCCACGCAGTCATTGTCTTCACAGACATTCCTTCCTGTTTGAAGGTGCTGGCTAAACCTTCAGCAGCCACAACCCGTGATTCAGCTTTAGCCTTTTCGTTGCGTACTTTCTCACTGCTACGTAACACAGCAGGTAGGTACTCGTTCAACTCTGCTTGAAAGCCGTCCCCTGTTCCCAACGCAGGACGACCGTTTTCGTCTACTAGACGTGGGTGTTCTTGTTCAAACTGTTGTCGTACACGTTGGTACGTTTGTTCAGGTGTTTCGTCAGCAGGAGCAACGTCCAGTTCGTTTTCCAGATCAATACGGAAAGCACGGGCAGCTATTTGTCCCATTGTCCGTTTGTTCTGCATTACAGCGAAAGGGTTACCAATCAGTGGTAATCCACCCTTACGGGTCATCTTGTTGAAAGGTTCTGCTTGTTTCTTCAGGTCAGCTAGAACTTCTTCAGGCTTTCGTTGTAGTTGTTCGTTTGCGAATATTTCAGCTTCTAACTTCTGTGCTGCTGTAAATTCACGTAGTGCTGGGTTTACCTGTGATAACGCATCAGCCAGATCGTTCCACTTATTCTTACCCGCTTGTTGCACCTGCACGGTGTATCGTCCACCAGCAGAAATGGTTGGTTGAAGATTGGGTGCTTCTGGAAGAAGTTGGGTCTGTACTCTTGTAGCCATTATCCTGTTGTTGCTCGTGCTGCTTTTATATCCAACCCTGTCCTGTAACCACTAGCAGCACCACTGGCTGCACTTAATCCTGCTGTCAGGAACGATGGTCGGTTGATCGGACGGTTAATACCAATCAGGTTGTTTTGTGAACGAAAGCCAGCATCACTAAGTGCCAGTCCCGTGTTGATGTTTTGAAACTCTTGTTGTCGAAGCAGTGCTGTGCGGTAGTTCGCTTCCTGACGCATATAATCGTCCATGAGAGCGTCAACGCTTGCTCCTGCTACCCCAGCCTCACCTGCGGACGTTCTGGCACGAGAGATAGCCTGACGGCTCTTCAGCGCAATGTCACCCAACTCCTTGTTGGTTGCCTCTTGCTGCTGGGATTGCCTCATCCGTAAACTTGTTTGCTCCTGAAGGAACCTTGCACGTTCGGCTGCTGAAGCTTGGGCCTGATAACGTGCTTGCTGGTTCGCCATCTGGCGTTGGCCTTGGTATTGGGCCACACTGCTAGCAGCTCCTATAACTGCCATAGCGGTTGCTAATTCGCACATATTCTTAGTCCTTGGTGTTAATGATTATAAATTCTAAATACCCTTCCGTTGGTTCACGGATAAACTCTGCACCCAACCACTTGAGCCAACGCATACTTAACAGGTTGGACTTAGCTACAAGGTTGGTCACCATGCGGTAGTCACCTAGCAGTTCGTCCTTCCACTCACGGCTGTGTCGAATAAAGGTATTTCGTATGTTGTAAATTCTGTGTGTGCCTAGCATCCAGACACAACCCACACCGTCCACCGCTGTATCACACACACCGAAGCTACCCGCTAACTTGTTGACGGGTGTTTGCATGATGGTGAATGCCTTGGTGCTGTGTTCAAACGATTGCTCACAAGCTTGTCGTGGGTGTGTACCCAGACCAATACATTCGAGCATGTCTTCAACACGCATGTCTTCGTATAGCCACCAACTGTCCAACATGGGTATTGCTGGTCGTATCCGACAGTCGCTGTACTTAGCCCTATCCACCGTACCTTCGTGAACGTGAAGTAACGAAGCTTTCAAACTCTGCTGCAAGAATGTGAGCAGGTAGTGCTGACGACGACTTTATCTTGATCGTCGCTTCATCGTGCTTGCTGTGGATGGGAAAGCGGAACGAACCGCTGTCCAACACCAATGCATTAAGCACACTGTCAGCACCAAGGTTAGTAGGGTTGTAGACGTAGCTGTACGTATCACGGTACAGGGGCGTTACTTCAACTGTGAAGTGACCTGTGTCTGCGTATTCAATCGCTCCGTTGCGGAGTGTTTGATGGGTAAAGTTACTGGTGGACTTACCACCACGTTCTGTCGGTTGTTTCAACGTCTGTGAACTAAACTCGTATTCCATACTGTATTCAAAACCAAAGAAGAAGTTGCCTCTGAACTTACCAACTCCAGTAGTGATAGACGTATCAGCGAAGTTACCTTTGATAGTCGCTGTTGTTAAGCCTGTCCTTGTTATGGGTACACGTAGTCCGTTGTCAGTGTACACTACAGCACCTTCAGGATCGTAGGGTATGTTATTAATTGTTGTTAGCTTTGTGTCGCTATCATACGATGGAGCTAAACGTGAACTAGGTATACGTTGGTCTAACAAGATTTTGTAGGATTTACCTGTGTCAACAACACCAGCTTCCATTTGTATCTTTTCAGAATACACAGCACTACCGTCGTAGGTTAACAAGTGCAGTTCACTGTCGATAAACTCTGCACCCAGTATTTTGTTATTAAATTCAAAACGTGACCAACTACTCTGTACCTTCTCCCTGCCCTGCCAGAAGTACTTGTAGACGTACAGGTGTTTCTTGTTGGTTGTGGTTGCCACGATAACGTCTTCGGTGGCTGAACCAACTAAGTGTCGAACGGCTGTTGGAATGTACTTGGGAACGTGTGACGTTATTTCCGCAGCATCAAATGTGTCTGTATTCTCGTCCACGAAAAACTCGTAGACTCCCTGAAACTCACCACGTTCAAAAGGAAAATAAACATAACGACCCAACGCCAACGGTCTTACCTTTTCGGTTACGTCGTATTCGGTTACAGGGCTGATGTTTACTGTTGACGGAGTAAGCAGGTCAGTACCACGCAGTACGAACTGTGTCTGTGGACTGAACAGTAGCAGCTTCTCTTGGTAAGGTATTGCGTTTTTTAATAAGCTTACCTTTGTGTGACTAACACCTACGTCGATTGGGTCGCCGTCCAACAAAGACAACACCGTCGTCCTGAAGAAGTTGGTGTACGTGTCAGCTTCACTAAATATTATGTTCTGTCCGCTAAGAAAGCCTAACCTGTTTTTAAAGAAAAATATGTCGGTAATCTTACGTGGGTCTGTCGCAGTGTTAGGACTTACGAAACTAGGTATAGGATTAGTGTCATCGTCACCTACAAGACGGTCACCCCAAGTCTCTCTTTCAAGTACGTACTGTCCAGTCGTTCCGTCTCCAAGTAACACTGGGGTTAGTTTTAAAGGCATGGACGATGCGTCTATCTTTGTTTTTACACCGTAGCCAATATCCTCTTCCCACGACCCTTCACCAAAAGTCTGACTGTCTTTGCTATTAAATTTAACGTAGTAGTCGTCCTGTGTTAGTTCAACGTCACCCTTAACCTTTACACGAAAACCGTCAAAGCAACTTTTAGGTAAGTTGGTAATAGCTGAAACTTCCTGATAAGCCATACCCAACCCACTGTTTGACAGACCATCTCTGACTGAAACAGTAAACGTAGAGTTGGTACTGGTCAGTTTGATGACTGAACCGTTACGAACAACTGTTATTCCGCTGATCGTACCAATAGCACTGACTAACCCTGCTGCTATTGTTTCAGATGAAGCGTCAGTTCCGTCACCTGCTGAAGCATGGAGTGAATCACTGTTAGAAGACGACCCGTCTCCTGTTGTGTATGTCTTGTCAGCACCGTCGATAGTGACCGTGTACTCCTTCTTGTAATCACCTTGTTTAACAAAGATTATAGCTTCCTTGGCTAACACAGTAGACGTGTCATTAGTTAAAAGAACTGTCTTTTCTTTATTAAGAATGTAGGTCGTGTCGGCTACCGTTAAAGCCTTTAAACTTTCACGGGGATTAGATGCTGATAAGTAAGCTTCGGTAGCTACTGGATCAGTGTGACGGTCGCTCGTTGACGTAGCACCTACGTATAAGGGAGGCTCGTTTTGGTTTAAGACCGTAGGTTGTAGGTTATAAATATAAGCAGACTGTGAATTAGGCGGCACAACCAACACATGTTTGTTGTTTGCGTCTCTGTTTATAAAATGAATGAAAGCGTCTTCGATAGTCCAGTTAGGTGGGGTTGACCCGTCACTCAAAGGTAATGTACTTAAACTAAAGTGGTAATCTGAGTTGGGTCTTTTGGTCAGACCGTCCACAACACTACTGTAAGCGTTGACTTGTGTCTCCCCCTGCCCTGGGTAGCGTAGGTTGTCAGGTTGCTGCGATACTCCCTGTGAGAGATTCGGTACGCTAGTCGTTAGTAGTGGCATTAGCGGTCAAGGGTACGATACACGTCGTAGTTATCAAAGATGGTGCGGTCAGCGTTTTCGCTGTCTGAATCAATAGCCTTGGCTTTAGCTTCAATCTCGTCACGAAGCGTGAATGCTTCTATCTCACGACTGCCAAGGAAACGTACACCAAAGCGTCGCGCTGCTCTGATGGTTATGTAGTTTCTGAACTGTTCTGGTAGTTCGGTAAAGTCTAGCAAGAATGTGATGGTTACCTTTAGATCGTCCGTAAACACGTCTGTATGGTTCTTGCGGTCATAAAGGGTAGTACCCCTCTGTACTATGTCTATATCGCTGTATTTGCCTACTTCAGTGTCCACACGGAGCGTGTTGGTAGGCAGGACTACTTTGTTGTTAATGTCCTTTTGTAGCGGATAGTCGTATTGGGTGTTGTAATGCCAGCCGTCACTCTGCACTTCACGGCTTGTTTCGTCTAACAGGCTCTCGGCTTGTACAACGGAAACAGGACGACTGCTTCCCGTGCCTATAGTGTTGACGGGAGTTTCCCCGATAACACCCAGCATGGTGTTGATTGCTTCTAGCTTGGAAGTAAGTGTCGGCATATTTTTGTGTGTGTTGTGTCAACTACCCCCCAAAGGGAGTTAGGTAAGGACAAGGAAAACGATGATAAAACAAACCTTACCTAACCCCACAATGGAGGGTAACGACAAAATTAGATCAAGCTCTTACTTGACCAGTTCAATGCAGCATTCAGGACGAAGTACACCGTGTCCCATTGCATACTTAGCAACGAACAATGTACCTTGACGCTCAATCTGGTATTCTGACTCAGTAGCAAGGTCGAGCAGTTTGACCGTACCAACAGCGGAGGAATGACCAACAAAACCTACAGTCTTGCTAAAGTCACCGTTGTAGCCAGCACCGTTGCCACCGAATACGTCATTGTTTGACGCTCCGTCACCAGTAGCAGTCGAAGACAAGTCGGTGGTTGGGATGTGGTTGCTCTTCAGGATGCTTATGCCAGCAATCTGTGGAACAGTACCGTTGGCGATAGAACCTTCTCCACCAACGTCTTTGTTCACAGCACTGTTAGCTACGGTGATTTGGAAACCAGAAGTACCGCCAGTGATGAGCTTGTAGTAATTCTCAGGTGAGAGAACACAGAAACGTCCATCTTCGGAAACGTCATTCTCGTCTAACTTCTGAGCAGCAGCAAACAAGGCAGCAATTAGTTTTGCACCTGTTAGTGCTGTCGTGTCGTCAGACGTGTCAACGGTGAAGCTTTCAGTGTTAACGTCGTACTGTCCACCAGTCTTACCAGTTTGTGATAAGTTAGCAGAAGAACGGGCAGCAGCTATGAACGTCTTGATGACAGCAGTGTCGAAACGGTTAGCAAGTACATTGCCAAGCTCGTTAGCGTAGACGCTACGAATGTCATAGTGGTTCATTACGTCGTCGATGTTCGCAAGGAACGTGGACGCAAGAAGTACCTTGTCGATGTTAATGACCTTCTCGGTCTTCTTAATATCGGAAAGGTAGCTGTTACCGCTGTCAGCGATGTTCTGTCCAGGTGTGTGGTATGAAGCTGTTGCTACACCAGTCACTGGGAACTGTGCGGACTTACCGTTCTGAATAGTACGGATAGTGTGGAGGGGCTTCATGATGTTCTTCTCTTCGAAGGTGGTGAGAATCTCACCGCTGAACTTCTTGAGGAACAACGCTTGGTTGTCGGAACCGCCTTCAACTAAACCTACCCGTGATGGGGATGTGTCTGAATTTGCCATAGTATGGCCTTTCTATATTGAATGATTGTTGTGGGTTTGTAGCCACGTCATTGCACGTTCGCTTGTCCAACAGTTGTCCCGCGCACGGGGCTGTGACATTCGTTAATGCCTGTTTCGTGAAAAGTCTTAGTCGTCGTCTTCGGGCGTTAACCCGCCAACAAAGTGACCCTCTGGGTACTCAACCTTGTTGCCGCTTAGTTGCCACTCCTTACCATTCCAGTGGTAGACCTTACCCTTTACGTTTGGTCCCACTCGGAATATCTGACTCTGGGAGTCGATGAAGACTACCCTCGAAGCCCCGCATCCGCTCAAGAAAGCGGTCACGATCAGGGCTAACAGGAGCGTCTTCAGCTTTAACTGGTTTTTTAACTTCATTGATGACGTTTTTAAAAAGTGCTTCAAAGATTGTACGTAGTATCGTTGTGATAAAACTCACTTATCCTTGGCTTTACCTACGTTCAACGCCAGTGCGTCTATAAGGCTATATACCTTCTTAACGATGCTGTCGTCCTTTGGTGTTGGTGTTAGTGCTGCCACAGCAGATGCTAAGGCAACAGCCGACGTGAGGATGAGAAGAATACCTTCCCAATTTGCTTGTACGAATTGCATGATTATTCTTTCAGTTAAAGATTGCTAACAGCCAACCTCCTGTCCACTTCTGCGTGGTAGGCTTTGTCACCTGCTTTATAACGTGGGTCAGACATGGCACGACGAACGGCTTGCATGTCGGAGAATGGCATTGAACCAGAGCCGGCGGTGTTACCCATTGTTAACGTGGGTTGGTTACCGTTCTCAGCCTTGTAACGGGCATACAGCCCACTCACAGCGAACTTAGCTTGGTCGATAGTGCCTGATGTAACAGCGTCGTTGTACGCTCTCATTTCATCGTCACTGAGGTTCTTACCTGCCCACTCGGACATTTTATCGTAGTCACCACCAGCGACGTTTCGGATAGCGTCCTGCTCGTTCTGGATCAAAGCTGACTGACCAGCAACATAACTGTCTACCAACTCACGACTCAGACCTGCCTTGGCAAGTGCTTCGTATGTGTCTTCGGACAGTTCACCTTTCTCGAAGTATTCAACGCTGGCATTCTGGATTACTTCCTGACCTTCACCGACTGTCTCACTGTTGTCGTTCTTTTCCTGTGGTTGACCTATCTTCTTTTCCAACTCGGAGTAGGCTTTAGCCATGTCTTCCACACTGTTGAATTTCTCAGGTAACCATTCAGGACGGTCGTCCTTGCGTATTTCCAGTCCACCTTGTTCAGGGTCTTGTTGTTCTTCCTCTGAACTGTCAGCTAAGTGTGGTGGTTGCTCTTCAGTCTCCAACGGTAACTCGCCTTGAATCATTGTGTTGTGAGGCACTTGGGGAGCAGCTTCCTGTTGTGGTTGTTCGGCTGGCTCTACTTCGCCAGGTGTTGGTTCGTTTATCGTTACACGGCTTAATTCTGCCATTGTTCTTGTTTCCTTATTGTTGTGGCTCGGCTTGGTCTGGTTGCGCCAGAGCCTGTTGACTCATTGCGTTAATGGCTGGACCACCCAGCTTTTCAGCCATCTGCTGCATCTGTGCAGCCTGTGCTTCCTGCTGTAACTGTTCGTCGCTTTTGATTAGTCCCTCCGTTTCAATACCCAGAGCAGTTGCCCTGCGTTTAAAATAGTCACCCACGTTGACGTACTGAGAAACAGCTTCTGGTCCAACAACTTGGGTGGCTCCCGCCAGAAACATGTCAAGCCTGTTCAAGTCGTTACCCCGACCCAAAGCCTCAACCCCTGTTACAATGGTTGGTTTGACTATGTCTTTTGGAAGTTTTGGGAGCCGTCCTTCTTTGTTCATTCTAGCCATGAGGCTGGTGACCAAAGGAAGTTGAAACTCCTGTGAAAGAATTGAGTACAGACCGCCTAACGCTGCTTCCAGTTCCTGTGAGAGCATACGTATTTCTTCAGCGGTAACACGTTCAGCGTCCCGTACAACACTACTGTTGAGTAGGAAGGCATGGCTTAGTCGTTCCTGTATTGCTGCCATTGTGGTCTGAGCCACACGAAAGTCGTTGAACTTCTGTAGCTGCAACACACTAACGTCAGCGTCACTACCTTGAACGATTGCACCGTTAGCTGCTTCTGCAAGTGTCTTGGCTCTTGTCGTCCCGTTAGGGTTGACCATGAACAACACCTTGGCAGCAGCGGCTGAACCTTCGACAATCGCCCTTGTAAGGCTTTCAAGACTCTTCAGGTCACCCATGTATTCCTCGACAAAGCCTCGTCCGTAATCTTCACCGTCAATGCGGGTGTAACGGAGTGGTAACCAAGGTACTTTGTCTAGTGGGTATTCACCGTAACTCTCTTCAATGGTAATGCCTTTAACGTCTTGGTAGACGATGAACTTGTTGTCCCGACGACAGATAGCCGTGTACAGGTCACAGGTGTTTTCTTTACCGCTGTCCTTGTACACTTCGTTCCTGACGCTGTCTGGCAACATCATGGGTGCTATTGTTTCCTTGGTGGCTATGTGCGTTACGTTGCCCATTGGGTCACGCTTCACAACAAACCGATCAGGACGGAACACACGCATCCCACCTTCGTCAGGTAGGTACAACAGAGTGTTGCCTGTGATGAGCAGGTTCTTCAGTGCTTCAAACACTCCAACACGGAATGCTTCCACTTCAACTTCCTGCATGACAGACCGTTCAACTTCTGCCAGTGCTTTCTCAAGGTCAGTACGTAGTTGCTCACCACCTTCTTCACCAAGTTCAGACTTGGCCTTGTCCAACTCAAACCTGTCAATGGTCAGTCGGAAGAAGGGAGCATTGGGGGGAAGAAGTGCCAACAGTAGCTTACTTGCTAAATTGTTAACACCTCTCGCCCCAATACCCTGATATGGAGTGTAGTATTTGGTAGCGTGATTCGCTCCATCGGGTGGTAGAATGTATGGAATAGTTAACTCGGAAGCTTGCCTTCCACGATCAAGGAAGGACCACCGCTGGTTTTCCAGTTGCGAATATAGATTCTGTGCAGTCTCTTCCTGTTGCATGGTGTTATTAAGCTACGGTTACAGTTAGGTTGCCGCTTGAGATTTGGAATGAATCACCGTCGTTAACGGTAGCGGAACTGTCTAAAGCAGTATGAAATAGGAGGTTGCCGCTGGTGCTTGCGTCATAAATACCGATATGTGTAATGGTTCCCCAGTTAGCACCATCAGCGGTAAAGCCCGTTATGTCAGCGTTACTGGAAAGACTGCCTCCAGTTCCACTTGCTGTACCAAACTTGTCGGTAATAGCTACACGGGCATATCCGTTTCCGCTAACTTCCGTACCTGTACCAGCGTCCGTAGGATTAGCAGTATGTAGTCCAACGTAGATAGCAGTTGGTGCTGTGATGTTTGTTTGATTGAGATAGCAGTTAAGTATCTGGTTCTCAACGTAGTCTGATGCTTCTGACATGATTAGTGTCTCCTGTTATTTATAGTTATGTTAGTTAAAGTCCTTCTGGATCGGTGTACCACTCACCATCGGGATTGTTTAAAATGGTTAACATCTCAGCCTTGGTGTAAGCAGTCTTGCCCACTAACCATGCTGGTGTGTCTCCTTCGTACTTAACGAAAGTCTTGGTGCTGTCGTTGTTCCAGCGGAGTGTTTCATAACTAGTCTCAAGCACTTCGCTAAAGTCTATGGCTTGCGCTTCGGTAGCGTTTAAAATCACGTATTGTCGGCTCATGATGGAACGTCTGTACTAAAGGTTGGACCATTTGTAAGGGTTATCGCATTACTGTTAGTAGAACTGTCGGCAATGCTAGTACCGCTTCCTTCTTCCATGCGCCACCACCCCACAAGGTTTGTAGAAGATGCGTAGTTACCTGAGTTACTTGTTAGGCTTATAGGTGCGCCATTGTTGTAAATTGCTGTTATCTCAGTAGCTGACAAAACATCATCCCAGATAGCTATTTCGTCAATCAACCCGTCCATGTGAGAGTAACCACCCTTGTACGCGCCTATCCATGTTGTAGTGTTTGTGCTTGTCCCAAAGTCTGCACCAAAATTTGAATCGGTTGCGGTTTGCTCTAAAGAACCATTGAGATAAACTTTAGCGGTTGTTCCAGTTCTAGTGAAAGCTAAGTTATGCCAACTTCCTGTGGTTACAGTAGTTGTGCCAGTACACTGAGCATTACCTGATGAACCAACTCTTGCTCTCAGGTCCAGTTTGAGTGCGCCACTAACCTCAAACAAACGTAATTGAAGATACTCGGCATCTGAACTAGACGCTCCTACGTAAATGAATGTGTCAAACGCTACTGTTGTGTCTAACTTTACCCACATTGAAACAGTCATATCGCCCGTACCGATAATGGTGTTAGCGTTAAAATTGTTACCATTTATGTAGTCGTTAGTATTATCTAAATTAACACTATAACTGTTCGTAAAGGGTGTGAACGCACTTCCACTAGCAGATGCTGATAGGTTGACTTGGCAGGAGGCTGTTCCTGAGTGTGCTGTAAACGCATTACCACTAGCACTTGCTGTAACCGCTACTGAAACTGTTGCTGTGCCTGAGTGGGTAACTGGTACTACAGTATGGTCACCCATCTTCCACCAGCCTTCAAGATCACTACTGCCAGACAGGTTCGTACCATTACCGCTGTTATACATGTTAGATACTTCGGTAGATGATAAAGCTTTTGACCAGATACTTATGTCATCAATTTTCTTGCCAGTATAAACGTAGTTAGTACTTGTAGATTCAAATTTATTAACCCGCATCTTGACGGAGTTGGTGTACTCAGTTGGGTCGATGCTAGTACTATCAAAGTGAACTTGCGTGCCGTTAACATACAAATACATGCCACTATTGACAGCATTGAAAGTGCCGACTATGTGCATCCACCCAGACTGTCCGCTTGCTAAATTGTAATCATGGTCTTGGGCGGTGTTATTAACTGTTCCTGCCTTATATGTAAAAGAAGGATCACCTCCGTGTATACCTCCAGAGAAGCTGAGTGATACATGATTATTATTACCTCCGTCTCCACCACTTGGGTAGTTAGATAAAATCCAATTATAAGTAGCATCACCATCATCCAGTTTTACCCAAGCACTTATAGAAAACGATGAGCGGAATACGCTTTGAAATGTATTGTCTATAATTCCGTAACCACCAGAACCAGCAACAGATCCGTCCCCTTCAAAATCTAATGAGCGTGTTCCTACTGCTGAATCACTCGAGTAAGCGTATTGAGTGCCTGATCCGTCAGCATACAACATCATGTCGTTATTGTTACTCGTCTCATCAGGTACTTGAGTCTTGGTATTAAACCCTGCTGCACTTACGCTTAGGTTAACCTGACAAGAAGCTACACCTGCATGAGTCTGTGAAGCAGTACCACTAGCAGTCGCTGAAATAGTTACACCAATGTTAGCAGTACCAGCGTGAGTTGCTCCTGTGTCCCCCGCAGCAGTTGCAGTAATAACTATCGATGCTGTTGCTGTACCGCTGTGCGTAGAAGTTACTGAAGCAGATGCTGTTGAACTGATGACAACTCCAACGGTAGCAGTACCGTAATGCTGTTGATCTGTTTGCTGTCCGCTGGCTGTAACCCCAATGGTTATCCCTGTTGTTGCTGATCTGTTAAATACACCAGCACCAACAGCAGTTGTTCCAATAACAACACGAATAGTAGCTTTGTTAACTGCGTCTATCGGCAAGGTCTGCGTCAGTTTTGACGAGCGTGTAAAACCGTTAGGCAACCTAGCGAAGCTGGACGCTCCTTGGGTTACCCCAGACAATGCCTTTAGTGCCATGTGTTAGAGTGAGTTGGCTGTACCTGTTGCGTAGACTGTGTACGTACCGTCAGAATAGTTGCTGACCTTGGCTCGCATCTTCTCGTAATGACCTTCGTCGTCACGGACCATGAACGCACCAGAAGCTGTAATTACTTCTTCGTGTATGCTGTACCAGTTCGCTCCAACGTATGCCTGAATGTCCACGGTAGCACCACTGCTCACCGACTCAGCAACAATGGAGAACGTCCAGCCTTTAGCGTGTTCCGTTCCGTGACTGCTGCCTGTGGTGTTGGCAGTAACTCCGCTAAGCAGCGTGTTTTTTTGTAGTGATATAACGCTCATAATTGTAATTCCTATTTAGGGACGTTCACCCCCGATCCTCCACCATAACCACCGATAGAAGGACGACGGACTGTCAGTTGTGCTGTTCCCCGTCTACGCTTGGTTGCAGAACCAGCAGCCCTTTTGGACGCAGGTTGGACTACCGCAGCCGTAGGCACTGGTGGAGGGGGTGCTGGTGGTGGCGGTGGTGGCGGGGGTGGTGCTGATACTTTGGGTCGTCCTAAACACATAATTAGTCCTGTATGATGATTGTTTCGTTCTGTTCATTATAAACTGCAATAAGGTGATCAATGACCGCACGTTGTCCTGCGTAGTACCACACCTTACGGTCGGGCCAACTAATGTCGGCACAACGTGCTGGGTACATCTCGTCCAAACGGTCGATCAAGTCCTTACTTAAATCGGGTAATTTTCGTATAGGGTTATTCATTGAATGCTAAGTCGTTAAGGTTTGCGTCGAGCTTGCCGTCCTTGATGGCTTGTTTTGTCCACATCATGGACGCTGCATTCCACAGGATTGCACCAAGATGGTCTTCTGATTCATCACCCTCGTTCACTGCTAGTAAATGACGGGACAGACTGTCTACGTACCGACTAAGGGGAACACCCTTCATCCAGTTGCAGTCACCATACTTGACGGCTCCTTGTTCGTAGCGGTCGGCAAGGGAGCGAATGGCGCATGGGGGAATAAGGCTTGGTCGTCCTCGTCCAGCGTCCCCGTCACGCTGTGCACCTGAGTTGAATATCTTCTTTTGTCCGCTGTCCGGAAGGTCTTTGGTAGCCATAGATAGTTTATCTCCTTATTTTTTAGATTGTATTCGTTCTTACGTAGTAGTCGTGCCATCCACGCATTCATTACTGCTTCGCTTTCTGGTAGGTCGGCTTTGTCGTACAGCTTCATCACTGCGTCCCAAGTGTAGCCGTGCTTGTCGAGGTACTTGGTTGCTGTCTTCACACCGTACTTAGGTACACCACTGTAACCGTCTGTGTGGTCACCAGCGATTGTTTGTATCAGGTGGAAACGATCAGCCATCTCTTCGCTAGGATGGTGATGTTCTTGCTTTCTGAAGTTGTACCAACGTCCCGGCACACCGTGAAAGTCCTTGTCGATACTGACGATAATACGTGTGTCTAATCTGTTGGGTCTTTCAGTGGCGAGGATGGACAGTACGTCGTCAGCCTCTAGGTTGGGCCAACACTCACACTCAAACGTCTCCTTCATCCACTCACGGATGGGTTTGATTAGGATGGGTTTGAACGATGCTCGCCTGTTACTCTTATATAATGGGTTGAGCTTACGTCGGAAGTTAGCACTGTCGCTAAACGCGATGATGGTAGACGTTGCACCCAGATGTTCTTCCAGTTCGTTGATACGTTCGTGGACGTAGTCCTTGGCTCTGCCCATGTCACCGTGCAGTGTCCACAGGTCTTCTTCCCATTCAACAGGGTACTGGCTGGTAAACCCTGCTTCATAGGTTAGTACGTCACCGTCTATCAGAATGACTGTTTGTTCTTTGTTACTCATGTTTATCCTTTTGTTTTTATTGTTCGTAAAAGAGGGACCAATTATCCTTGTATTGTTCCCGCTTACTAATCTTGGTTTTCGTTTTAGGGAAAAGACGAAGGGAGCCTGTCGTTAGTGTGGATGATGGTAGTAAGTACCAACAATCATACGGTTGTAAGTAGCAAGCCATTACGTCGAATAGTTCTGTGTAATTAGTTACCCTTCTGTTGTCGTTAACCTTGAAACGCATTGAGTCGTGATGACCAATTAGGTTGCTCCCTTTAATCTGTACCTTCACCAATCCCCGTGGGCATTCCACGATCAGGTCGTAAGGCTGAACTGTTGACGGTTCCAACACGTCAAACATACGCTTTAACGCTTCCACCTTGAATATAGCTTCGTAGATGAAGCCCTCATGTTGTCTCGGATTCACGGGTCAATGTGTGTCTGCCCAGTTCTTGCCCACCTTGTACTCACCATCCAGTGGGCAGTTGAAACGCAGGTCATCCCCAGCAATACGTATGCTCTCAACAGCAATGCGTCCGTACAAATCGACTTTGAGCGGGTCAACCTCTGCTTGAAATTCGTCATGGATATTAGCTACCCATGCCCAATCTTTTCCGTATTGCCAGCTTAATTTTCGCAGGGCTTGGTCACATCGAACCAACGCTTGCTTCATGGCAACAGCACCACACGACTGTAGTAATGTGTTTAGTGCTGCGTGTTCGCTGCGTATGGGAAGTACACGTCCGTCAATGCCTTTGAGAAAGCCATACTTTTTAACACGTTCCTCAACGATCTTCTTGAGGCGAGCCAGTGCTGGTGTTTTGGCAAGGAACCGTGTCTTCAGCTGCTTACCTTCTTTGGCTGTACCACCAACAATGTCACCTATCTTTGCGTCACCTGCACCGTACAGGAATGCGTAGATAAACGTCTTGGCTTGGTCCCTTGTCTCCAGACCAGCAGCGTTTTGGTTGACCGTGTGTATGTCGTCTTCCAACAAGTAGCGTCCGTATTCACCACCGTCGAACAGTGCTAGGTAGTGAGCAAGGCAACGTAACTCCAGTCCACTAGCGTCCACACCAACAAGGTCAAAGCCTTCACCTGCTGTGAACAATGCCCGACACTCCTTGCCGTACTCAGCACGGACTGCTGGCACTTGTGCTACGTTGGGTAGGCTGTGGGTACAACGTCCTGTGACAGCTCCGTTGGTGTTGACCTGACCGTGTATACGGCCGTTCTGTACACAACTGAGCCAACCGTTCTTACCTTCGGCTAACTGTCCCAGACGTTTCACCACCATCAGGTACTCCAACAGCTTGGCTGCTGACGGATGGTTAATACCTTTGAGTACACCTTCATCAATCTTGGCACGACCGTCAGGTGTAAAGACTGTCGGCTCCCACCCTAAAGCTTTAAGACGTGCTGCTATCTGTTCCCTGCTTCCTGGGTTGAAGGGTGTTGACTTGATCTTGTTGCCTTGCTTCTCAGCATCGTTGGCTCTTGCCTGTGGCAGACCTGCTTCTTTCAACACAGCCTTTAAGCCACCCTTGGTCTTGGCTGTGTATTCTTCACCGTCCACAACAACAGACCAGCCAGCAGCCGTCTTCATCTCTTCGTGTGTTGGTGGAAAGACAGTCTGTAGTTCGTCCCGTAGTTCAGCCCGTCGAACGGTCAAAGTCTGCAACAAGTCCTGTGCTGCTGCTTCATCAAACGTAAAGCCACGAAGCTCCTGCCTTCTTATTATATTAGCGAACCTGTGTTCGATGGTCAGCATGTTGACGGACGGTTGGTCCTCCTTCAGGAACTGTGCAAGCTTTACAGTGACCAACACGTCACGCTCGCAGTATTCCTTCATGTCTTCGTTGTAACTGTCCCAAGCATGTTCCTGCTCACCGTAGTTACCTTTGGTCAGTCCTAATCGCCAGCCCCATGCTTTGAGACTGTGACTGCCCCACAATTCCTTGGGAAAGTCGTCACCACGTTGCATGTCCACACCACGAATGTCGCTGTGCATACACCTACTGGTGACCAGTGTATCCAACACCTGTCCGTTGGGTTGCCAGTTCAACAGTTTCTTCATGACTGGCAGGTCGAAGTTAATAATGTTGTGACCACAGATGTACCTTGCCTCACCAAGCATGGCTAAACCCATGTGGATTGTGTCCGTGGTGAAGGTGGTCATCTTCTGACTGATCGGATTATAGACCGACATGCAGTGTATCTTTTCCACACCCTTGAGCGTGGCAAAGTCTTCGACTGCGTTCGTCTCTATGTCGAAGTATAGTGTTACGTCTTTCATCGTTTTTCTAGTTGTGGGTTTGTTAGTTCATACAGTTCTTCTTGGTCCGCAACGTAGGCAGGTACGGGCATAAGCGTGGTCATGCGTTCACTGACCAGCATCTCTTCAGCGGAGATAACACCCCTGTAGAAGTACATGGGAAACACACCTGTCATCAGTGCATAGTAATCAACCATGCCAAGCTTCTTGTTGTTGCTACACAACAGCTTGCCTTCGGGTCGGTGGGTTGTCTTCACGTCGATGCGTAGACCGTTCCACAGACAGTCACCGTCGTCTGTTTCGTGGGTGACGGGTCGTATGTCCATGTCAGGGAAGATGTTGAAGATTTTGCAAAAGGCTACTTCACCAGCAAACCCTTCAATGTCAGGCAGGTACTCGTCACTAACGTCTGGGTACTTCACACGCTTCGTACCACGCAACGTGTTAAAGTCTCGTCGTCCCTTAGCAACTGTCTTGACCAACCGCTGCTCCATTTCGTTCAGTTTTACGTAAGCTCCTTTAGTCATAGCCGTCCTTGCACTCTCCTCCAGTACGCTTTGGTTTGTGGTTTTTTGTACCCTAGTGGTCCTCCGTTATGGATACGTGCCAGTTGCTCGTAGCTAGGTACGGCTGGTCCGTATAGTTTCCAGTAGGCAGCCATTGTTCGTTCGGCATACGGCCTAAAGATGCAGTGCAACCATGACCCACGTTTTAACCACGGGTCTTGTTTACATGCGTCCACCCAGTAGTCATAACTGATCTGGTAAGGACCAATGGACATACCGTCGTCACCGACTGCCCACATATTGCCGTTGCTTTCCACCTCACGTATGGCCCTGAACAGGTCCGTGCGTTTATCACCGCTAGAACGGAGCGTTATCGACGGTAATGTCAGTGCCAGATTTAAGAGCAGTAGTATCCGTTTCATTTAATCTTCCTGTGTCGTTGTCGTAGTAAAGTTCACCAGCCAGCCCCGTCTCTCCTGTGAAACGGTTCTTCAACACACGTATGCGTGTTTGGTTAGCTGACTGTTCTGCTTGTTGATTGCGTTCCATGCCCACCACTATGTCCGATAGTTGGGCTATGGCTGCGCTGCCTCGTAGGTGGGCTAGGCTGGTCGTCGCTCCTTCCTCATGACCCACCCCCGCAGGTCGTTTAAGATGAGAGACGACGACCATGCCACACCCTGTTTGCTCAACGAGTGAACGCAGCTTGGTCATTGTGTTGTCGATCAGTCTGCGTTCGTCGTCCCCTGCAAACCCTGACACGACGATTGATAGATGATCCAAAAATATCCAACTACACCCCATACCTTTGCACAGGTAACGGACCTTACTCAGTAGGTTGTCGCTGTCGCAGCTTCCCCAATGGTCGTAGGTAAAGAAGTTACCGTTGCCGATTGTTTGCCCAAACGGTTCAGCCAACTCGTCAAGGTCCAGCTTGCTTTCAAGATGCAGTGGTTTGCCCATATGCAGCCCAAGAATGCCTAACGCTGTTCGCCTTACGCTTTCTTCCAACGCAATGTAGCCAACCGTCTCACCCTGCATGAGTAGGTGGTAGGCTATCTCCCGACAGAACAACGACTTGCCTATACCTGACCCTGCACAGACCGTGACCAGTTCACCCAACCTTAGTCCGTGGGTCATTCCGTTCAGTGCTGTGTAGGGATACGGCACACTGCTGGTGTGTGTCTCTTCACTCAGTACATTCCACAGTTCTTCCCGTCCAACTATCCCGTCAGGTCGGTACTCCCTTGCGTTAAATGTGGCTTGCACAATGTCGGCTGAACGTCCTTCAACCAACAGATCGTTTGGGTCTTTAAGAGGCAGCTCTGCAATCTTAGCTTTGCCAGGTGTTATGAGTTGGGCGCAGTCGGCTGCTCCCTTTCTACCAGCGTCGTCCATGTCGAACATGAAGATGACACTGTCGAACCGTTCCAACCAATCCAACGCCTGTGCCACATGCTTCTTAGCTGACCCAGCACCATGCGGTATGCTGACGACTGCCCACTTGTTACCCCACGCTTGACTAACAGACAGTGCATCTATCTCACCTTCGGTAACGATGACCCTTGGTCCACCGTCCTTCCAAAGGTGCTGACCGTACAGCCCTAGTAGTTCACCTCGTACCTTGAATGACTTGTCGGCATACCTAATCTTCTGCCCAACAAGCTGACCGTCTCTGCTTCTATAGTTAGCAACTTGTACGTTCTGACCATCGACTGTGGCTATCTGGTAGCCCCACTTTCGACATGTCTCCAACGACAAGTGCCTGCGGGCAATGGCATTGTACTGCCCACCCTGTATGAAATTGTTATCCGTCACCGTTGTCCTTGTTGTCCTTGTTTTTGTTCCTTGTTTGAAAGACGTACAGGCGAAGCAGTATGTGCTTCCGTCGTCGTTAACGCTTAGAGCGTCACTACTCCCACAAGTGGAGCAGGGTTGGTGGGTTTGTGTGAAAGCCATGATTTAGGTATTACCTTGTCACACCATCTGATCCCCTTCTTGTCGCACCAAGCGGCATACGTCGTCTTGCTTCCCTTTCGGATTTTGAGAAAAGGGTTTTGAAAGCACAGACGCACATCCAAATCAGGATGACTAAGCCGCACAGCAACATGTTTAGCGCGGTCTTCAGTGGTCCAAACTCCTTTTGCTTCGACGACAACTCCATTAGGTAGGATAAAGTCGGGGTTATAAGTGGCGATCTTCTGGTATTCGATACGCAGTGTTTCGTAGGCGAAGGCACAGTTTAAGTCTTCCAACTGCCCTGCTACCTTCGCCTCGAAACCACTACGATATTTACCTGTGCGTTTAGAAGTTCGCTTCGAGGAGTTTATCTTCTTCCGCTTCGCTCTTTTCATTCAGACTTTCTTCAAATGTCTCGCCACCGTGGACGTACCCACCTTCAACAGCAGTAAAGCCAAACGACTGAGCGGATGATTCACCTTGTTGGTACTCGTTCAGTTCGATGATCTGAGCAGCGACGAGTTGTAACGTCACACCAAATCCACCGACTGCTTGGACGAACCAGAAGTGCGGACGGACTGCCAGCTTCAGCTTGCTACCACCACCGATAATCTCGTCGGCTGGGTGTGGTTTACCTTGGCTGTCAAACAGACCAACATTCAGCTCAATGGGTTTGCCGTCACGGGTAACGACCTTGGCTTTTTGCTTGGCCTTGATGATCCACTCACCGTCTTTTTGCATGACAGGGAAAGCGTCGGCTTTCTTCAGGTCGTTCTTACCCTTGATGACGCATTCCTTTTGGTATGCTTCGTCGTACAAGGGTTGTAGTTGTTTCTTGAACGCTAGTGCGTCCTTCTCTGACACAATCAGGTTGCAACGGTACTCACCGTTCTCGTTGAAGGTAGTGTCGGGTGTGTTGAGACGTGGGTACTGTGCTGTTCCCACAGGTGTTGTTAGGTTCTTTGCCATATCGGATGTTCTCCTTGTTGTTATTATGCGGTGTTATGCGAAGAAGTATTCACTGGCTAACACCTCCATTGGGTCGAGTGACCCGAAGGCTGGAAGCGCAGGAACGTTCCTCTGTTCGGTTTTATCGACCGACTCACGAAACTTCGTAAGTAGGTCTTCAGAAAAGATGTTGGCGTAGCTGTGGCGTAGTATCCCCGCCAACTGGTCACAATTGGGTGACTGTGTTGCGTAGCTGTCGTGGACCATAGCCAGCGATAGAAGCTTTTGGTCGATGCAGGTGTTGACCGTGTGGTGGACAGCAGCAGCGTCGAGACTGTGAACGAAGTTAGGACTAACACCGTTGGACTGTCGTCGTCTGTCTATGTCGTCTGTGTCTTCGTTAAAATCGACGTAGCTGATCTTCTCGCCCAGTAGTGTTTCGACCTTCTTCTTCTTGTATGAGATGTAACGCTGCCTGACGGGAAAGCCTGATGGTGTTGTCCACATCATGGGTTGGTCGATGTTGGCGTTGAGCTTGGCACACGCTTGCAACCACTTCATCACCTCAGCTGGTTTACCCAGCACCTCGTTCATTGCCTTCCACACAACAGAAGACAGGAACTGTGTGGCTACCCACTGCTCACTCTTGAACGGATCAATGCGTTCGTGCTTAACGATCTGTTCGTGGAACCATTCGTCCACATAAGCACGACAACTAAAAGGTGTACCCCCATAGGGCTTGACCATGACGGGACGCTTGCATGTCTTACGTGTAATACCAAAGTCCAACCACGTCAGGGCAACAGGACTACCGTCTTCCTTGAGACGTTGGCGTACACGTTCGGCTACCGCTTCATACAGGTCAGCGGGGATGCTGGTTTGACTCACGTTAGTGGCTGCACCGCCAACTTCATCCCGACTCAACAAGGAAAGAATCTGTATGCCGTTGTTCGACGCATCCATAGCGCAAGGGAGACGAGTCTTAAAACCAACACCACCCGCTGCCATCATATCCCCCCACTCGAAACAAAACGCTAGGAACTGCCACGGCTTGTCGGCTGCTTGCCACCAGTCGTTATCCTGAGGGTCGCAACAGACAGCGTGTATGTCGTTCCGTTTGTCAGTAACCCATTTGACACGTTCGTCGAGTGAGAGTTTGTCTTTGCCGAAGCAGTTAGCCCCATGTATTGCCAACCACTTCGCGTCACGCTTAAAGTCCCATATTGTTTCACTCTCAGAAAACAACAACAGGGACTTTGCTAGGTCCGTACCCTGTGGAGACAGATAGTACGGTACAGGATAGACTCTCCCCCTAAAGTCCACCTGATAAGGAAAATAAAACTCCGTGCCAACATACTTCTCAGCTAGATGTATTGTTTTAATTGTCTGAAGACGTTGGCTACGGAGTGAAAGGTTTAAGTTATAAAGTTTGCCGACCTTGCGTGACCATTCACGTTTAATCTCTTCGTCCTTCTCAGCAGCTTCACCTGGCCAAGGTGGTGCTTCGTAGTCGGTACGCTTTGGCATGTCACCAATGACTTTGTCGTTGTCCCATGCCCACCGCATGACCTTCAGAACCTTGTCGTTCACTGTCCACGGTGTTTCTTGCAGGTGGTTCACCGCATTGGTGACGGTAGACATGCTGTCCCAATCGACGGACCTGAGATAGTCCATGTCGTAGGACTTAATAAATGTTAGTGCTGGTATGTCATGGTCATCGGGATAGCCACCTTGCCAGAGGCTGGTCCACGGTCTGGGTTTATCCACCATCGGCAACCACAAAGGAGTGAGTGCTTCACGGTCTTCGTTAAATGCACGTATCCATTCAAACAGTTCATCGGTAGCCGACACATAACGGACCGTCTTGCCTGTCTGTTGAATGATGGTGAACTGAATAAAGTGTGTGGCTTTGCGGATTGTTTCCAACAACCACGTACCAATAAGAATCTTCTGACGTTTGCCCCACGTCTGAAACTTCTCAATGTTTCCCTTCTTAGCCTCACCCACTTCATGGCGAAGGAAAGCATTACGTATCCTGTTGTAGCTACGCTTCTTGGCTTTCTCTACGTCCTTGGCAGCATACTTAAATATGTCAGGGTGGTTTACCTTGAGCCAGTTGTACCGAGCTTCGTCTTCCAACGCTGACCCGATAGCAATGCTGCTTTTAACGATGGTCTGCTGGTGGCTGATGCTGTCCAACACAACCTTGAGTGCAAGGAAGGAGACAGTCTTAGGTGGTATGTCCCAGATCAACGGCAACCACTTAGGTACACTCTGGTTGTTCTTCTTATGATAGGTGAAGGTCTTGCGTACTTCGTTGTACAGATCAGGAAGGGTGGCCCTCATTAACCGTTGTCCGTAGGCAGCGTCCGTCTCCTTGCCACGCTCCTGTGCTGACTGGTTCTTACCACGGTAGCGAGCAATACCGCCCGTCACCATTTCACGGTTTAAGTCCTCCTGTTTCATCGTTGTTTCTGGCACGACACTGGCACTGTCGTGAATACATACCCAA